GGCGCTGGCGGCCGGCAGCGGGTTGCCGACGCTGAGACCGATCGCGGTGCCCTCAGTCGTGACCGTGGCGACTTGGTTGGTGCTGGCGTTGTACGTACCGGCGAAGATCACCGAACCGGCCGAGATGCCGATCGGCTGCCAAACGTTGCCATCCCACATGAAGAAGGCTTTATCGAGCGGATTCAGAAAGATCTGCCCGATGTAGTCCGCAGTCGGAAGGATGTCGCCGACCTTGGCGGTGGAGTAGTTGGCCAGCTTCAGGCCGGTGATCGCGTCGTCGGCGATGTAGCTGGTGCCGAAGGTGCCGCTGGTGACCTTGCTGGCATCGAGCGATGGCACGTCCGAAGCCGAGAGCAGCGCACCGGTGGTGACATGCCCCTGCGCGTCGATCGTCAGCTTGGTGTACGTGCCGGCGGTGGTGGCGTTGCTGTGGTTCAGCGTGCCGCTACTGACCGATAGGCCGGTGCCGGGCTGGATGATGCCCTTGGTGCTGGCGGTGGCATCCGGCAGATCGCCGGGCACCAGCGCGCGGAAGGTTGGCGTCGTATCGGCGCCGCTGGTCGGGCCGGCCCAAACGCGGCCGGCAGCCTGCGTGTCCACACCTACCGCGATGCTGGCGGTGTAAGGGTCGGGATAGGTAACCGCGAAGTTCAGCGGCGTGGTCTCAGAGAACAGCAGCACCGCGCCGAGCGATGCCTGCCGCACCCACGTGCTGCCGTCCCATGTGTATTCGATCGCGGTGTTGGTGTTGATCCACTGCTGACCAATGAAGGCGCCAGCACCAGCTGGCACGGTGGAGGCAACGACAGCGGCCGAGTTGTTGGCCAGCTTCACGCCGGTGACGCTGCCCTCAAAGATCTTGGCGCTGGTGACGGCATTGCTCGCCAGCTTCAGCTCATTGATGGCACCGGCCGAGATTGTGGTCGCAAACGATCCAGTGCCGGAGCCTGTGACATCACCGGTGAGGGTGATCGTCTGGTCGCCGGTGTTGGTGCCGGAGGTGGTGCCGCTGTGCGTGCCCGAGAAGGTGCCCGATTGGGTAGCGAGCGTGCCGAGCCCCAGCGTGGCGCGCTGGGTGGCTGCGTCTGCGTCATCGAGCAGCGCACGGCCCTGCGCGGTGCAGGTGATCTCCTCCACGTTGCCGGCGCCGGCTGTGGCGCGGCCCAGCAGCACGTTGCTGGTGGTGGTGTTCTGAAGCTTGGCGTAGGTGACGGCATCATCAGCCAGCGCTGCCGTGCCAAGGTTGCTGGCCTTGGCAGTGGTGACCGCACCATCAGCCAGCTTGGCTGTGGTCACCGAGCCATCCACCAGCTCAGGCGTCAGCGCGGTGTAGGCGCCGGAGCGGTAGACGCGCAGCGCACCGGTGCTGGTGTTGACCCAGCCGCGGCCGTCGTAGTTGTCGCTGGCCGGTGCCGTGGCGTTGATCGCCACCGAGCTGCTGTTAGCCAGCTTGGCCGCTGTGATCGCGTCATCAGCCAGCGCCGCGGTGCCCAGCTTAGTGCCGCTGTTCTGGTCGAGCTTTGCCAGGTCAAGCGATCCGGCATCCACCAGATCGAGGCCGGCATCCACCAGATCCTTGGCGGTGACCTTCTTGGTCTCGGATGCCGAAATGTCGGCGATGGGCAGCACGTCGGTGGCTGCTACCGATGCCTTGGGCAGTGCCGTCAGCTGGGTTATGCGTTGGTCTGCCAAGGCTCAGCCTCCAGGGGCACCACTGCTCAGGCCCATGTTAGTCGTCTGGTTCTGTGAGCAAGAAGTCGAGATTCTGTTCCTGCCTGATCTTGTCGTCGTCTTCCTTGAGCACGTAGCCGGAAGCTTGACCGATCAGCAGTCTGATCTCACCGGTAGTCACGAAATCGATCGTGCTGTTGATGATGTCGCCAGCGCGCACTTCGACGCCGGCCTTTGTCACCATCGCAGTGAACTCGTAGTAGACGTTCTGCACCGTCTCATCGTTTGCCTTATCGGTCAGATAAAGCGCGCAATCGAACTCGCTGCCGATGTCGATGCGGTTGATCAGCTGCAGCATCAGCAGCGGTGTCTCGCTCACGCCCGAGGTGGTGTAGTCGAAAGCGCAGCTGATCGTGCCGCTGCCTGAGAGCAGACCGGCCGAGTAGAGCTGCCGGAAGCGATCGCTCAGGCTGGTGGCATCGATGGCCTCGCGATCGGTGGCCAGCGTGTAATCGACCACATTCCCGAGCACGTTGTAGGTGGTGTCCTTAATCGCCACCGTGATCGGCAGCGGAGCACCGGCAAAGGCCGCCAGCGGCAGCTCATTGGCGCGCACGTTGTTCACCGCATCGGTGAAGGTGCGGAAGAAGCGCAGGCCGCCAGCTGCGTTCACGTTCACGTAGCCCGCAATGCTGGAGCGCAGCACCGAGTCATTCCACGCGCCAGCCGCAAAGCAGACCAGCCCACGGGGGTCGCTGGTGGCGATGTCTACGCGATCGCCGGTGAGCAGGTTGGCGCCAGCGCTGTCGAAACCCAGCCGGTTGAGCGTAAGGCTCACGTCGTCCGGGCTGATCTGATCGACCAGCTCGCCCATCTGCACCGAGATGCCGCGCCTCAGGCGGATGTTTCCCTTGGTGCCAAGGAAGAAGGTCATGCGATCACGCCGCCAGCCACGAAGTCGCCATCAACGGTGAACTGGATTGGCACCACCACCAGCTCGCCGGTGCTCACGCCAACCTGCGCGGATGTGATGTAGGCGAAGAACTCGATGTCGTCGGCAGAGCCCGTGCCAACGATGAGCCGCAGCCTCACGCGATCGGCTTCGGTGACAGCGCCGACCTTCTGGATCTTGCCGAGCAGCGCAGTGAACTCGGTCAGCGTCGCCGACTCGCCAGCCTCAAGGCGGTAGTAGAGCAGCGTGGCGCTGCCGCTGGCGGACTTCAGGCCAGGCGTGAAGGTGCTGGCGGTGCTGTCGATCGCGGTGGTGCTCAGCAGCTCCACGCTGGTCTCGAGCGACCAGTCTCTGATCTTGGCCACGGGCTTGTAGGCCGAGCCATCCCAGAACTCGAGTTTGCCGGTGCGGCCCGTGTAGAAGCCCATGAACAGCGGCCCAGTCTGAAGTCAGGCTAGCGAATGTTGAACCCACTATCCGCGAACTCGGAGATCAGGCTCAAGGTCTGACTGCCAGATTCCACGCATGGATGTTCGATGGCGCTCACGGTTACTTGCCCTTCCTCATCCATCTGCACTTCAGTTACGCGGAACACCCGCTTGCGGGTGATCGTCTGCCCGAGCACAAACAGCCGGCCTGCATACTGCGCCAAGGCTGACGCGGTGCCGTTGCTCACCGTCACGCTGTCCACCTGCACCACGGCGCTGCCGGACTGGTAGACCAGCGCCTTCAGGCCGCTGCCGTTTGGCACCTGCCCGATCGGGGTGTTCAGCACACCGCCAGCCTCGACCACGCCGGTGGTCACCTGATCCCATTGGTTCTCGCCGATCGCCACGTAGATGTAGGAGCCGGGCTCCAGCACGCTGTCGGTGGGAAAGGTCGAAAAGTCGATCGCGCGACGGATGTGGCGGCGCTGGTTGCACAGCAGCTTGCCGAACAGGATCGCCTGGCTGCGGTTGGTGACGTACTGGGAGAGATCGAAGGTCTGCCGCACGGCATTCGCTTCGGTCACGTCCGAGCGGCTCACCTCCACGCTGCGGTTGCGCGGGAAGGTGCCGTCGATCTCGGTGTCGCGGTAGATCACCGATGCGATCAGGTCCTGCACGTTGCTGCCGAAGTCGATGAACTCCTCGCGGTAGCTGTCCTCGAGGATGTTGCCCTGGTTGAAGAGCGCGGTGATCGTGACTTGGCGGGTGATGTTGCCGGCGTTGTCGCATGGCACGGCCGGCACCAGCGTTTCGCGGCCACCGACACGGCCGAGCTCGAGCAGCGAGAAGGGTGCCACCTCCGCCCAGAACTGACGCCATGGCGCCTTGTCTGCGATCACGCCATCCATGAACAGGTTGTTCTGCCGGCAGAAGCGTTTCGCCAGTGCCAGCGCCTCGAGATCCACGCCGCCGATCTTGGCGAAACGGCCGATGCCGTTCTGCGGATCGAGGATGGTGTCGAGGAAGATGTCGGGCGCGAAACTGCTGGAGCCATCAGGCTGTGCAGGGTAGGTGCCGTCATTGCGCAGCCGGCGGAGCTTCTTGCCCTCCAGCACAAACACCGACAGCGAGCGCAGGTCCTGAATGCCCTGGCCGCTGTAGGCGTTGAAGCCCATCAGCTGCAGACCGTTGTACAGGTTGGGGTAGTTGTTGAAGGACTCGACGCGCTGCTCGGTTACAGCGGTGATGGCGAACTCAGGGCCACCCTCGAAGCTGAAACTGGTCTGCGTGTCAGAGCGCACGGAGAAGAGGCCCCACTCATCCACCTCTGACGGGTTGACGTTGAGCGGTGGCCTGAGGCCTTTCCGCGCGCGCACCGAGCCCAAGAAGGTGAACTGTCCACCGGCCGGGCCGGGGAGCACCACGGTGTCACCGCTGTTTTCGATGTAGGCGAAGTCCGCAGCGCCGTGAGTGTTCATCTCGGCTGCAGTTTCCGCGATCGGATCGAATCTGAACTGCCAGTTGCCTTGATTGTCGCCTGCAATGAACTTCAGCGACACGAAGTTATCAACGTCTGCACCACGGCGCAGCGCGAAGATGTAGGGCAGCCGTGACCATTCCTGACCGGTGCGGCGGTAGCGCACCCAGAAGAAGGCAGAGCGCAGCTTTGTGCCGTTGTCGCTGTCGCGGTAGTTCTTGACCGTTTCTTCGCCGTACTTTTTGGCGCGGCCTTGGATGCGCTTGAACACCTTGGCCTTGATTGCGAAATCAACCACGCGGCACTCAGTGATCGTTTCGTAGCCGGCCTCCTCCATCTTCACTAAGCACTTGGTGTTGAAGAAGTCGTTCCACGACTCCGGCTTTGAAAGGTAGTCCTTAAGGAAGGTGATGCGGTTCTGCTTGGTGCTGATCTGCGAGCGCAGGCCGGCGTCGCGCGCGGCCATCGCCGGCAAATCGAGGTTATTTGCGTTGGAGGCGATATTGATCGCTTCCTTTGTCAAGCGCTCCTCAACTTCGTTGAGCGCGTTCTTTTCAGCTCGCAGTGTCTTTGCGCGACCGGGGATAACTTCGTTATGCAGGCCGTACCGCTCAATAGCTCTTTCTAGCTTTGATTGAAAGCGCTTTAGCCTTTGTTCGGCCTTCTTGATTTCATCGCGCCATTCCTGAATCTTGTTTCGGCGACGTTCATCACGCGGCCTGTCTAGTTCGTTCTCAATGTTGTCCCGCAGGTTTCTTCTATGTTGACGGATGTTGTCGACTTCCGTTGCGGCGCTTACGACAACTGGATCGAACTTTTCAGCATTGTCCAGTATTCGATCCAGTTCTTCGCTGGTCCACTTTTTGTCCTCAAGCCCATTAATGAGATCCTTAAGATCTCGGATCTCTCTCATCTGCTTGTCGATCGACGTGCCCACACCAGGCTTGAGGATCGGCTCGTTTTTGAGAAGCTGAGCGTTTAGCGCTGCCACATCGCGCTCAAGCTGCACAATCTCGCGACTGGCCTCCTTGCCGTTCTTCTTAAAGTCGAGAGTGTCGTAATCCTCAGTGGGGCACACGCCAGCTTCGATGCATTCCATGGTGACGCGCATGGCGCCATCATCGAGCTCGACGTTCTTGATCGCAGCCGCCACGCGGAACTTCGCGCTGCCCAGCTTGTAGGTGCTGGCCGCATCGATGTAGCTCGACAGCGTGCGGCGCAGCTCACGCGCTGCCCGTGCGGTGTCGCTGTCGGTGGATGTGATCCGCCGGAAGATCAGCGTCATGCGCTGCCCCACAGGCACCACCGGTCGCGCGTCATTTAGCACGTTCAGCGGCCAGTAGGCGCTCAGTCCATCGATCTCGATGCCGACCGGGGCTTCGCGCTCTTCGCCGTCCTCATCCCGGTCGATGTAGTTCACGTTGATCGGGATCGGCGCGAACACGCCGAACCGCGTCATGGTGCTTGGCGAGAAGGCCTGGCTGAAGCCATCAGCGTGCTGATCGCCGATCAGTGTCGGCCGGTAGGCAGCGCTGCCCGGTGCCTCCCCAACTCGGGTCGGGTCCGTCTCATCGCCGCGGATCAGATCGGCAAAGCGCAGCGGCCGGTCGGCGCCGAAATAGGCCCATGTCTTGCCGGCAGCCAGCTGGCGGATCGGGGTCTGGCCGAAGGCGATGCGGCCGGGTCCGATGCGCTGAATGTCGGATGCACCCACCGCCGCCAGCATCTGCATGAACTGGCTTGAGCCTTCGCTGTGAACTGCCGACCAGATCAGCGAGGTGGCCACGCGCACGCCACCGGTCTCGTTGTCGCCGGTGTTGCAGTAGACCAGGTTCACCGTGTCGCCGTACTTGGCGAGCTCCTGCTGCGAGTTGAAGCCGAACCGCGGCGCGAACACCTGATCACGGCGCTGCCGCTGGTTTTTCTGCTCCAGCTCCGGCTTCGGTGCGAGCAGGTAGCTGACCGCCTGCAGGATGATGCCGACCACCGCGAGGATGATCGAAACGGGCTCGGCGCGCAGCTCCTGCAGCTTCTCCTCACGCGATCGCGTGAAGTCGTGCTGCACTGCGAGGAAGTCGAGATACTCCTCCTTGCTGATCTTCAGGATCTCGATCAGCTCGTGCTCGTAGGGCAGCAGCTTGCGCGTCATCGATCCATCCAGAAGAAGCGCGCCACGCCATCAGGTAGCGGCGCCTGCACTA